ACAGGTAATGTACTTTATCTTTCAACCACAGCAGGAGACGTAACTATAACACCACCTTCTACAGCAGGAGAATACGTTCGAGTTTTAGGGTATTGTGTAGATGGAGGTTCTCGAATAATTTATTTTGACCCATCCCAAGACTGGATAGAATTATAATAATCATGGCTAAATTTAGTGGAATAGACGCATCTTTAATTTCTGCCTTTAGCGGAAAGAGCTTTGTTGAAGGAGGTGGTGGCATCTCAGCCCCTTCTGAAACTGATACTGGTATAATATATTTCGAAGCAGGAGGATTTAATAGTAATATTATTGATGCTGATTCTTTATTTAGTGATGCCTCAATTTCTCTATACAAAGCCCAAATATCTGACAGAACCGATATTGTTTCAATAAAAGCTAATACATATCACACATTTGCTCTCTCATCTGCTGGAGTATTGTACTCTGCAGGTTCAACTAACGTTACTAGTATGGGGAGAAGTGCATCAGGCACAGGAAATGAAGGGTACAAATTATTAGAAACTCTAACTTCAGTATCAAAATTTTCCCCTCACACTGGTGGATGTTGGGCTATTAAAACAGATGGAACTTTGTGGTGGTGCGGGAGTATTGCTAGTTATGCTCAAGCAGCTAATATCTCAAACCAATCAGTAAATTATGTATATAGTGGATGGCTGCAGTATGGTACTGACACAGATTGGGTAGATATATGGGGTTTTTCATCGTACCCATATGTAGCATTTGCAACAAAAGGGGGAGCAGGCTCTGAATATCTTTATACCTGTGGGTACAACCAGTACGGTAAAACAGGATTAGGTACAACCTCGGGAGTAACATACGGTTGGACTAGAGTAAAATCAGATGCTTCTACAGACTGGGCAGAAACTGTAGATTGGGTACATTCTAGTTATTATAGTACTACTGTAGTTACTAAAAGTGGAAAATTATTTTGTATGGGAGAGGGTAATTATCATGGTTGCGGACAAGGAACTACTACAGATCAATTATATCCCATACAGGTAGGAACTGATACTGATTGGGTTAAATCTTACGATGCAGGTCAAGCGGGGGCGTTTGCTATAAAATCAACAGGAGAAATTTATGCCTCTATTAATAGTACTGGTTATTATGAAGTCCGACCTTCTACCGCTGACAGAACATTTAGACAATGTGGTACCGACACAGATTATGAAGATATTAGAGTACAAGATACTATAAATGGAACAGGTGCTGAAGTAATTTTTAAAAAATCTACTGATGGAAATTGGTATTTTAATTGTAACCAAACTTTTTATGCCCTAGGAGGAGCGAGATCCGCAACTAATGGAGCAGACAATTGGTTAACTATAAATGAAGCACTCCAAGGAAACGATATGACAAGAACTGGTTCTATAGAAGATATCTTAATTACTTTTAAAAATAACAACCAAACCCTAGGAGAAATTTTCACATTTGTAATCTCAGGAAGCGCATGATTTACTCAGTAACACTTACAACAGAAAACGAATTTACCCAATCATGGAGTCATCCTTCATGTTCAAATTTAGGATGGACTTTTATTGAAGAAACATTTGAAGATTGCCTTCAAGAAGACGGAACATACGTTGCTACTTACGATACGTTAGTAATTCCTGAAGGGGAAACAATGTGTTTTACATACCTAACAGGTTCTGGTGAAACTACATACCATTTAGGTCCTGGAGAATACGGAATTAAACCCGAATAATTTGGGGTTTTCAAAATATTTACATACGTATATGCAAACCATTAAAAATAAAAGTTATGGCAGACACAGTAAAATTCACTGACGAGGAGTTAACAGAAATTAAAGAACTCCAAAAACTATTCAACACAGTTGTTTACCAAGCAGGTCAAACTTACCTCGAAAATTTAGCTCTTAGAAAGAAAAAAGAACAAGTTTCTAGCAATTTCGATGAGGTAAAAAGACGTGAACAAGAAATCGTATCTAAACTCACTACTACCTACGGACAAGGAAAAATTAACCTAGAAACCGGTGAGTTTACTCCAGTTTCAACTACCGAGGAAGAAGCAGAAGATTAAGCACTCGGTTTAGAAACCTTTCTTATATTTATGGGGGACCAACTATGGGTTCCCCATATTTGTTTACACAAGACAACAAAAATATAGGAAATGGCAACAGAAACAATCTTATCTCCCGGAGTTCTTTTACAAGAAACCGATAAATCCTTTATCACACCTGGGGTTGATCCATCAGGTATGGCAATCATTGGCCCTACTGCAAGAGGACCAGTTAATATCCCCTTACAAATCAACAATTACAGTGATTTTAAAGAAATTTTCGGTACTACATTCCAAAATGGCACGCAAAGAGAAGAATATTTTACACACCTTGCGGTAAAAAATTACTTTGCAAACGGGGGAGCAAGCGCTCTTGTAACTAGAGTAGTATCTGGTTCATTTACTTCAGCCGCTAATACTCACATCACATCTTCAAAAGGTGGGGAACCTGGCAGATTAACCTCAACACAAACTACAGCTTCTGATTCAACAGGAACTTGGAACGCAGCTGATGAAGAAAACACTTATTCCAGCGTAGCTTTAAGTGGTGGTAGCGGTACAGGAGGAAAGGTTAGTGTCACAATATCAGCTTCAATATTAACTAATTTAACTTTAAGTTTAGGTGCAAATTACGAATTAAATGACGTATTAACATTTAGTGGTGGAAATGTTGGTGGCGGTGGTACTCACACTTTAGAACCATTAACTGTCAATAACCTTATTAATAACCAACCATTTACTTTAGTAACTATTGGTCAAGGTACCGTATTTAACCAAAGCGTTGGTATTGCTACTACTGCATCTGAATACGCTAACGGTGCTTTTGAATCAGGTTCTAAAGATAACATTAAGTGGGAAATTAAAGATATAAATAATGCCCAAGGTACATTTACTCTTATTATTAGAAGAGGCGATGATACACCTGCAGCCCCTATTGTTCTTGAAACATTTACTGAATGTTCGCTCGACCCACTATCAGAAAATTACATCGCTAAAAGAGTAGGCGACCAAACACAAGCAGCAGAGTTAGACAGCGAAACTGGAGATTATTTAGTTACTACCACAGGTGAATTCCCCAACAAATCTAAATACGTTCGTGTATCTAACGTTCAGTATCCCACATACAAGTATATCACAAACGAAGGAGTTGTTGGGATTGATGGTGACAGCGTATCTTACTCAGGCTCATTACCCCTACCACGATCTGGTGGTTTTTATGGAGCTACAGGAGACTTATTAAGCACTACAGCTGCCGATAATAGATTCGGATCAGCTTCAGGAACAAGCGTTGATAATATTCAAGGTTTAAGTACCTCTTCTTACGACATAGCAATTTCACTTCTTAAAAACAAAGACGAATACAAATTCAAAACACTTGTTATCCCTGGACTTAACCAAGATACCCACTCAACCACAATTAACACTGTAATTGAAAACACTACAGCACGTGGTGATAGCTTCTTTGTTACAGACATGGAAGTTTGGGGTGAATCAGTGGCAAACGTAGTTGACGAAGCTGGAGATATCGATTCTTCATTCGCTGCTACTTACTGGCCTTGGGTTCAAGTTAGAAGTACCGAATTAGCTAGAAATATTTGGTGCCCAGCTTCAACTATTATTCCTGGTGTTTATTCTAAAAATGACAGCTTAGGAGCGCCTTGGTTTGCACCTGCTGGTGAAATTAGAGGTAAATTAGGTAGATTAGTAACTGGAGTAGAAAAGAAATTAAGCAAAGGAAGCCGCGATACATTATACGGTAATAAAGTTAACCCAATCGCAACTTTCCCCAATAGCGGTGCTATAATATTCGGTCAGAAAACATTACAAAACGCTAAGAGTGCACTTGACAGAGTAAACGTTCGCAGAATGTTGCTTGATGTTAAAGATACAATTGGTACATTTGCTGATAATATTGTATTTGAACAAAACACAGCTGCAACTCGCGATCGTTTTATAAGACAAGCTACCCCATATCTTGAAAGCTTAGTACAAAGACAGGGTCTTTATGCATTCCAGGTTAAAATGGATGGTCAAAATAACACACCTGATGTTATTGACGAAAATAAACTCGTTGGTCAAGTATTTTTACAACCAACTAAAACAGCAGAATTCATTGTAATTGACTTCACTCTAACAAGAACTGGAGCTTCATTTACAGATTAATTATAGAACTATACAAAATAAAATAAAATGGCAACAGAAACAATTTTATCACCTGGTGTATTACTCCAAGAAATAGATAAATCTTTTATCACTCCTGGGGTTGACCCTTCTGGGTTAGCAATTATTGGACCTACAGCTAAAGGTCCGGTTGAAATCCCTACTTATATTAGAGATTACAACACTTTTAAAGAAGTATATGGAACTACATTAGAATCAGCATCTAATGCTTATGAATATTATACTAGTTTAGCTGTAAAGAATTACTTCCAAAATGGTGGTTCTAACTGTCTAGTAACTAGAGTAGTTAGGGATGCTAGTAGCTGGACTCCCGCCTCAAGTAGCAGAATAGCTCCTAGAGATACTGGAGATACTGCTGGTGATGGGCCATTTACTTTAGAAACCTTAAGTAAAGGTACTTTAATGAATAGCTCAGGATCTGAATATTCTAACGGTGCTTTAGAAAATGGATCTAAAGATAACATAAGATGGGAAGTTAAAGATATAAACACAGCACAAGGTACTTTTACTCTTATTATTAGAAGAGGTGACGACACTACTGCTAAACCAATAGTTGTTGAAACATTTACCGAATGTTCACTTGACCCACTTTCTGAAAACTATATTTCTCGTAGAGTAGGCGATCAGTACTACAGTAAAGATGAAACTGATTCTGCTAATATATTAGTTACTACTAATGGTGAATTCCCTAACAAATCTAAATACGTTAGAGTTTCTGCTGTAAGTTCTTCACTATACCAATATATTGATAATGGTGGTTCAGTTCAAGCTGGATATGCTAACAAGTTACCTAACAGCGGAAGTGGTATATTTAATGGTGGTACTGGTGGCAATTTAGATGGTGCCCCATTATTTGGTGAAAATGGTATTGCAGACAACGCTATTCAAGGCCTTCAAGAAGACGATTACGATGACGCTATCAACATCCTAAAAAACAAGGATGAATATAGATTCAAAACCCTAGTTGCCCCCGGTTTAACACAAGAATTAGCAAGCGATAAAGTATCAACTATAATTGAAAACACTACTGCACGTGGTGATAGCTTCTATGTAGTTGACTTGGTAGATTATGGTAAAACTACCGCAAATGTAACCACAGAAGCAGGTGAATTAGATACTTCATTTGCTGCTGCTTACTGGCCATGGGTTCTTGTTAGAAGTACTGAATTAGGTAGAAACGTATGGTGCCCAGCTTCAACAGTAATCCCAGGTGTATACTCTAAAAACGACAGTATTGCAGCTCCTTGGTTCGCACCTGCTGGTTTGACTAGAGGTGGTATTACCAACGTTACTAGAGTAGAAAAGAAACTCAGCAAAGCAGTTAGAGATACTTTATACTCAAACAAAATTAACCCACTTGCTACTTTCCCAGGACAAGGTATCGTAGTATTTGGTCAGAAAACACTACAAAACGCTAAGAGTGCACTTGACAGAGTAAACGTTCGCAGAATGTTACTTGACGTTAAAGACACTATCAACGGATTCGCTAGAAGTATCTTGTTTGAACAGAATACCGAAGCAACTCGCGAACGCTTTGTAAGATTAGCTACTCCGTACCTTGAAAGTTTAGTACAAAGACAAGGTCTTTACGCTTTCCAAGTCAAGATGGACGGTCAAAATAACACACCTGATGTTATTGACGAAAACAAATTGGTAGGACAGGTGTTCTTACAACCAACAAAGACCGCAGAATTTATCGTTCTCGACTTTACTTTAACACCAACCGGAGCCTCCTTCACAGATTAATATATGTATTAATAACCAACAACACTAAAAATAAAATAAAATGGCAATTTTAGATAATTCAGAGTTAGGCACAATCGGTATGTTCTACAAGACATACGAGCCAAAAACTAAAAACAGATTCTACTTCGATATCGAAGGTGTACCTGCTTTCTTAGTTAAAAAAGCAGACAGACCAAAACCTTCATTTGAAGAAGTAGTACTTGACCACATTAACGTACAAAGAAAACTCAAAGGTAGAGTTTCTTGGGGTGACATTACGTGCGAATTGTACGATCCAATCAACCCATCAGGTGCACAAGCCGTAATGAACTGGTTTAGACTCCACCACGAATCAATAACTGGTAGAGACGGTTACCAAGATTTTTACAAGAAAGACGTTAAATTCCGTTCTTTAGGTCCTGTAGGTGATGTTGTTGAAGAGTGGGAATTGAAAGGAGCATTTATTAAGAGTGCTGACTTCCAAGACGCCGATTGGTCAAACGCAAATACTGCACAGACAATTAGCTTAACTCTTGCAATGGATTACTGCGTATTAAGATACTAATTGCCAAAAACA